AACCTTCTCTTTTATTGTTAATGTTTTGTTATTGATTTGATACATAAGTATCCTCCTTTTTGTTTTATTGTTTTTATTTAGCGGGCTGTTATGGCTGGCCCAAGCCTCTGGTTTATAGCGTTTACAGTTCCGCTCCGGTTTTGCACTTTCGGTTGTGTAGTTTATTTATAGTGCCTTCGGGCACGGTTACTTAGTTATTTTGCAGCTCATCAGCATCTATCACGTTTAAGCGTTCTGCCATTGTTCTCAGAGCTATGCTCAACTTCTCTATCATGTCCATAACCTCAGCTTTTGGTAGTTTGTATGGGTTAATGTCTAATACTTTTTCTATTGATTCTTGGTTTGTTTGATTCATATTTACATCCTTTACTTATTAACTTTGATAATCGAACCATCTTTTAATATTATAAATTGGTGCATTTTTGTTTTTCTCCTTTTTTAATTTGCTAGTTAGGCTTCCTTTTCCTAACCTACTCTAATTGTATCATACATTTTAATGCTTTGCAATAGTTTTGTTAAAGATTTTTTAAAAAGTTTTTAGAACTCAACCTTTAAAGTATCAATTCCTAGGTACTCATCTATTGTAGCTATGGCGTCGTTATAGCCTACACAAAAAAAGCATCTCCAGCCGCGCTCACGAAGTGCTTCTAAATACTCATCTTGCTCTTTTATATGGTCTGACGCTGGCAAACCATTTTTTTTAGTTAGCTTTACACCGTCTTTTTTAAGTTCAATCGCTAAGCCAACGTATTCACCTCGTGGCTCATAAATCACAATGTCGGGGTGGCCACGACGTGGGTTCAGTGCTTTTTGGCGTTTAGCTTGGCTAATGCTAAGTTTTGTTCCAGATCCGAAATCATGGTGCATTAAAATATCTGGAGCTGTCACTAGATAGTGGTTAGTTATTGCTATTGCTATCTGTTCTTCGCTTGGCATTGCGCCCCCCGATGACCCTTTTTAGTTTCTTCGGTATGTCTTCGAAGAAAATCCTGATCCCACCGATTGCGGTGTTATCATCAATAATCTCACTAAAGTACTCTTCTACTGACATCTCGTTAACGTTCTCTAGCTTGTGCTTAAACTCTTCCACCGAGAAAACTATCCCCCTTTTGCGGTTATACTCGCACTCGATTGCAACCCTCATTATGTCTTGGGCGTCTTGCTCATTTTTTGCCATGTTCTTAACGTCTTTTGCTATGCGTTGTAGTTGTTTGATTTGCAGGGTAGTTAATTTCATTACTTTTCTCCTCTCTTATTTTCTATATAGTCTATAAACCCAGCCTGATCACTGTGCTCTGCTTGCTCGTTGATAAATGCTTCGTAACGCTCTGACTCTGCTAATTTAGTGGCTTTTATTTTGCCTTCATTTATCAACTCACGTCTACGCCTTGTAATCGTTTCTGGGCGTGTTAAATGGCTTATATTATACTCTAAGCTTTTAGTGTTATCCCAATCTGGTTGCCAATACATTGCTATTAAAAGCGCATCATCACTAGCTATGCGCTCATCTTGATAATAGAGTGCCATTATTCTATCTTTTATAGTTTGTTTATTCATAGTAATTGCTACCCTCCAGTATTAAATCAGCTTCATAATCTTCTAAGTCTTCATTATCACAATCCTCGCAATATACGTCATAAACACCACCACAACCGCAATCACTACCATTACAGCAGGGCGGGTTTACTACAGTGTTTTTGTGAAGGCATTTAAACTCACCATCTTCGTTAAGTTCTACTGAGTATCCTGTATCTATTACTACTACTTTCATTAAAATCCTTTCTTTAATTTGATTGTACTTTAATTGTAGCACACGTTCTTGAGCTTTGCAATAGTTTTATTCTTCAGTAGGTATAGTTAGCTTGCCATTTAAATATCTGGATAGCGTGCCACGCTCTACGCCTATGTGAGCTGCTATAGCTTTCTGTTTATAGCCAAGGCTTAGCATATGTCTAGCTTGTGCTAGTTTAGCACTAGTCATTTTGCGTTCTGGCTTGAATCTATTTTTGGGATCTTGAAGCCCATATTTTCTTTTATTTTCCATTATCATCTCCTTTATAATCTAGTTTTACTCTAGTATTATTATAATTATTATTTTGCATTATTGCCCCCTTGTTATACTCTAACAGATTCTTCAAATCGCTTATTAAGTATCTAGTAGCTTCGGCTATTGTCTTCATACTCTCTAGCGTTGACCGTTCAAATATATATTCAGCTTCAGCCTCTTTTGTTAAGCGTCCGCTGACCTGGTATGCCATTGATGCACTAGAACCGCTTGCAACTTGCTCCCGGTAGATAGCTTCTTTTTCAGCTTCAAAACCAGAATTAAGATTGCCAACTCTTATTTGGTACTCGGCTATAATATCAGCTAGCTCGGAGTTCAAGATGCTAAGTTTTGGTATGCAGTCAGCCACTTTGTTTAAATCATTTTTAGTTATAGCTTGTTTAGCTACGTTGCGCCAGGCTACTACTTTCTTTAAAATCTCAGATAGATTAGCGTCGGTTTCAGTAGTGCCGAATATCTTCTGGATTGCGTTAGATATTGATGTTGGTTTAGAATATCTCATTTTAAAACTCCAGCCATTCTATAAACTCTTTAGCCTCTGTAATCATCTCTTTTAGCCTATCGCCGTGCTTTACTAACTCATCTGCTATATCAGAACGTTTAATAGGTAGTATTACTAGCCTTCTATCAACTGGCGCACACTCATTATATAACGTAAAGTACAGCGTCTCTAAGCTAGGCAGCTGCCAAAAGTATGAATAGACTTGCATATCATATTGGCTAGGTATGCCGTAGTTACGTAAAAATCCGCTGCGTGGGTATAGTTTTTTGCTATCTTGGTAAGCTCTATTTATGTATAGAACCTCTAAGTGATGAGCGTTGTTTAAGCATTTAATCTCTACGGCTTCTGTTATGTCTTCAATTTTAGGTTCGGTTGTTGTTAGCACTAAACCATCTGGGCTTAAGCCTACATTACCGTTGTCTATAACATAATCATCTGATAGTTGTTTATTGAGTTGTTCTGCTGCTAGTTTTCTAGCTATAGGCTCTAACCTATTGCCACGAGCTATGTCAGTTTCAGATTCAGGTTCAGTGCAAGTCATCTCGGCAACGTATTCAAAAAAAGCTTTTTTAGGTACGGATCCAGTTAATGGAGCCATATCACCTTTCGTGCCAGTAATTTTACGCTTGCGCCAGTCTAGCCATTCTTGACTATTTTGTTTGAGCTTTAGTAACATTATTTAATTCCCCATATCTATTATTTTTAGCATTGGCTACTTCAACTTCATTTTTAATATCTGGCATTAATGAAGTGAAAAACTCTTTTAACTCATCTATTGTTTTAGCTTTTTTGATAGTACTAACTGCAATCTCTATAGACTGTTTTCGCTCTTCTTTTTCAGCTTCTTTAAACGCTTCATATTCTTGCATTTCCTCAGCAGAAGCAATCTCGCCATCTGCCATATATCCAAGCAATGCCAAAGCTCTACCAACTGCTGTAGTCTCTAGCTTCTCAAAGTCTTTAACGCCAGCTTTGGTGCTTAGAGCGTGTCCAGTGGCACTTGCGCTAGCCTCATCTGATTTGTCTTTTATGGCTGTAGCTTTGAATAAAACTTTGCCATCTTCTAAAATTGTAGGCTCGGTAATAATATCGCCTCTTGGGTTATCTTCTCTAAATAGTTTTACTCTATCTTTTACAAAAGAGTACTCGGCATTGCCTTGTATTCTACCTGTTTTAGTTTTCCTAATCATCTAATCCCCCTTGTTTAATAATTTCTTTTGCTATTCTCCCCGCTAAGGTTTCCGCTACATTTGCTTAGTAGTTTAATTATAGCACACATTTTTATGTTTTACAATAGTTTTATTTATTGTTTTCTCTTTTATAATTCTCAATCCACCTATTGCGATAGGCTGTATCTTTTAGTCTGCTTGGTTCTAAGGCTATATGGTGGCGTATAAAGGCTCTAATTGGTTCAGTTGATAAACTATCCTCATTTGGTATAAAAACGTCTTGTACGTTAAGTATGTAGGTCTCCTGAGCTATATTCTCAGGTTCTGTTTTGCCATCTAGTAAGTCTCTTATTTTTAGAGCCTGTTCTAATGTTATGTATTGTTTTGGCTTACCTACTAGTTTTACGTATGGTTTCATATAAACAAACTCCTTGCTTTGTATATCTCATTTACTGGTATTGGGGTGTTGCCTGGGAATTTATCTGCTAGGTATTCTGATATTTTAGAGTTGATATTGGCGATTTTATTAGGTGAGCTACTAGTGTTTGTTGTGCTGGCTGGTATCGGTGTCCCTTTTTTAACCCATAATAACAATTGGTTTAGTTTAGCCTGTAAGTCTACAAAGTCTGATATTCTTGGTGAGTAATCATCTTGATGTGCTAGTTTAACGTCGTTTAAGAGCTTCTCTAAGCCATCTTGGCCGTGTTTAAGGTATAAGTTCCAACAAGCTCTTTTGTTAGCTTTTATACGGCTGTTAATGGTATATCCTGTAGCTTCGTTCCATTTATTGAATAGGCTGTTAATTTCATTGTTGCCATATTCTGGTTTTTTGGAGTCTAGTTTTTTGGCTTTAGCCAATTCTACGTTAGTAGAATTATACTTTACTCTCTCTTTACTCTCTCTTTCTTCTATATTGGTAGATTTTACCACTCTGACTGGTTGTTTTTTACCACTCTGACTGGTAGATTTTACCACTCTAGTTTCATCATCATATACAGACTGGTAGATTTTACCACGCCCAGTATTACCTAATTCTCTAATATAACCTAGTTTTAAAAGCTTCTGTTTAGCCTTAATAACAGTATTTTTAGAGACCCCTAGCATTTCAGAACATACCTCTTTACTCTCAAAATATTTCTTAAACCCACATATTCTAGCGTACACAAGTTTTTCACTAGCAGTAAGGTTTTTATCAGTAAGTATATCGAACCTGATTATTACAAACTTATCTTCTCGTTCCTGTTTTTCTGTTTGATCCACGTTACCCTCCTTTTTGAAGGTACAAAAAAGCCAGCTTTGAGGGCTGGCTCTCTTGCGTAACTTCGCAATACTATAATTATAGCACACTAGCTACGTACCCTCAATAGTTAAATTGATTTTTATTTAAGATAGTAGCTTTTGCGAAGTTACCATCTTAGTTTAATTATACCTTATTTTGCTTAAAATAAAAACCCTATGTTAAACTAATTAGTGGAGATCTCCATCCCCCACAAAAACCAGAACAACTCCACCCTTGTTCTGGTTTTTGTGTTATTATAAGTATATGAATTACTCAGAGTTTAAAAATCAGTGGCTAGGTAAGCGTATTGATTATGATTCTTTATACGGCTGGCAATGTGTTGACATCATTAAACAGTGGTTAGATAGTGGATTTTCCATAAAGCCTGGAGCTTGGGGAAACGCTATAGATTACTGGCGTAGTACTAACCCAGGCGTGTTAATAGCATTTAAAAAAGTTACTAATACACCAGACTATATACCTCCACAAGGTTCAATTGTTATATTCAATGCTACATCGAGTAACAAATATGGGCATATAGCTATTGTAGACTCAGCTACTAAGACGGTATTAAACATACTAGAGCAAAATGGCGGTGCCGGGACTGGAACTGGTACTGGCGTAGATGCAATTAGATTACGCAACCCTGGATATAATAATATAGCAGGCTTTTTGGAGCCTATAAATAATAAAGGAAAAGAACAAGTGGCAGACCAAATAATACTAAACGCTGATAACTGGTTTAACAGATGTAACAAAACAATTAAGTTCACACGTGGCAGGGAGATGAGCCGAGAAGAATTTGCACCACAAGTTGGCCGCAAGTTTATTAACTTTGTTGAAGACGCTGAAGACTTCCCAGAAGCTGATGAGCAACTTAGGAGAATAGATATTGGTAGAGCTAACACAGTAGTAGATACAGACGACTGGTATAACTTTACTAATAAGTTGATGGTTGCTGCTAGAGGCAGGAAGTGGGGAAGCCGAGATGAATTCAGAATACAAGTAAACCGTCCATTCAATGCGACAGCTTCTGATATATTTAGTGGTGAAGAATATGATAACCACCAGAAAAAAATCCTAAACCTAGCAACCGAGAACGCTACTCTTAAAGCAGAGAACACAGCCCTTAAAACTCAAGCTAATTCAGGCGGTATTAACCAGGATACTGTGAATACAATTAACGAAACTAACAGCCTAGTTAAGCGAATCTGGGATGCTATAACTAAACTTTGGAGAGTATAAAATGAAACCAGCTATTATTAATACATTAAAATTTATTATCAGATTAGCATTACTAGCAGGTGTACCTATCCTTATAAGCAAATCAGCCGACTTTACTGGAGAATTAAAAACAGTTTTTGATATTGTGATACCAATAGTATTACCGATTATAGATCGTTATATCCACGAAGATGATAGAATACCCGTTAAAGGAATCATACCGTTTTAACATGCTACAATAACCTAGTAGCCATTAGATGCACCTGTGTTATTTGAAAGTTGGCTCCACGCCATCGAGTGATATCATTCTTAGGATAATATGGGTGTCTTATTATGCTACAATAACCGTATGGCAAATAGCCATATAACTCTCCAACATTGTAGCTTAACTTGCAATTGTTGGATATGGTGAACCATAGATTTGGCTCAAGAAAATGGTACACCGAGATTTTAGAGCCAGCCTCCATGGCAATGAGTTAGCCATCCTGGAGGTTTTTATATTTTACTAACTAAAAAAGGCTTGTAGACGTGGACAAGAAACCCAGCTACAGCCTTATATTTAATTGTAGCATACCGAGTATGGTATAATACTAACAGTCATTTAGCTCTAGCCAAAAAAAGTTAAATCATAATTGATTGACCACTAGCGCCGTTGATCTTATCCTTTTTAAATCTTCTAGCTCCGTAGAATGCAAAAGCTGCTGCCTCGGTTGGATCACTCTGAATATCCGGGTTCATGCTAGCATAGCCAAACATGCCATCTTTACCTATACTTCTTTTCTTTACGGTTCGTATTGATATGTTTAGGGCTGGCTGGTTGTAATGAGTAAGTTGGGCAGTTTCAATACCATGATAAAAGTCTGCATAAGCTGCGCCAGCCTCACGTGCGTTAGGAGTTAGTATTTTTTTCTTTAATTTTGGGTTAGAACGCACTAGCTCCTCTACCAACAACTGGGTTCCAGCCGCCCCATCAACAATGATTTTATTAGGCTTACGCCACCGTTCTAATAGCCAGTTAGCAAGCCACGCCGTTCCAGCGCTCATTGGTTTACGTTCTACCAGCTCGACGTGAACCCTTGTGTCTGGCATTATAACCCCGATTGCAAGTGAAACAGCGCTGCCGTCTGGGGCGAACTTTACAGCATAAACTATGTTAGGGTGATCTGGTATCTCCACCTTCTCTACCGCTAGTGGTGACCACATATCATCGCTTATAGCACGCATACTCTCCACTCCAGCAATCCAGCCAAGTCGCATTTTATTAAAGCTGTCAACAGCCATTTTTTGCGATTCTGATTTAACTGCAGATTTCATCAAAAAGTAACCCATACTTGGATTGGTTGCATACCAGGCGTCTTGGTCGTTTAGATCAGTTATATTCTCGACAGACCACTCTTGCCAGCATACATCTGGCGCTTTACCGTCGATGACATTCTTCCGTAAACGTAAAAACACCGTGCCACTACCACCGCCGCTTGGCGGAGTTCCAGCACGTATTGTTTGGTGGTTTTGGTTTTTACCAGAGGATATTGTTGGCAATAATGCCTCCTGCTGAGCGTCTGTTTCCTCCTGATCCTCATCTAGCAACAGGACGTCATTTGTGGTGCCCAGACCATTGGTTCTGGTTCTGGTTCTAAATACACAACGCCCTCTATTGCGCAATTCTACATAGTCTAGTGACTTTGGTTCCTTACTGAACTCATCTGTCAGCATGTCACGTATCTCCTCCTCTGCATCATAAAAGAATCTCAAAACACGCCGCTTTATCTCAGATACGGTGTTATCGCTGTGAGCAGTATAAATAAGAGCCTCACCTAAAAAAATCATCCCGCCAACAACACGAGCAATCATAAGTTCAGATTTACCATTCTGCCTAGGCACTAGAAGCCCGCAGTCGGTATTCACCCATTTCCAGTTGCCTTCATCATCTTTTTCCACAGCCATCCAACGGTATAAAATAGCCTTTTGCCATGGTAGCAGTGCAATCCCATAGTATTCTAATAACTGTATAGTTTTATCAGCAATCCAAATATCACCATTTTTGTAGTAATCAAGACGGGGTTTTTGGTTGCCGTAGCGTGGTTTAGGCATTATTCTAAGTCCTCAATTGTAATGCGCGATCTAAAGCTAGTATGCCGCGCACCATGACCGTTTTGGCTTGGTCGTTTAGGCTTTATATCTTCCATATCGTCTAGCAGTTGGCCAAGCTTGGTTGCCTTTTTAGGGCCTAGGCGTTTTTCATAATCAGCAATCTGCGTCATTATTTCGGTCATTTCACGCGCCAGAGCAGCCGTATCGCGCGCTCCTGCGCCCTTTTCTAGCTTTTCGGCTATTGCATCACGTGTAGCCTTTAGAACGCCCAGACGGTCATTTTTGAGTGCTAGAGCCACAATACTCGTAGTTTCCTTAGCTGCTTTAGATTTCGTAAGCCCAGACTGGTGTATCTTTTCAATTCGATGCGGGTTGCCAATAATGTCATGCCAACGGCTGAGTGCTGCGTATGCTTCGGTTGTCAGAAAGTCCTGCCCGGTGGCTGCGAGCATCTTTATATGGCTTGGTGGCATCTTTTTAAAATGGTTTAGCCAGGCATCGTAGTCATCTAGCTTAGGTAGCTTTATTTTCAGGTTATGCTCATTCCACTCTTCTGTTAATTGTTTGAAGTATTTGGGTGATAAGCTAAAAAACCAATCCTCGTGTGAATCGCCTTTTTTATTGGTTGCCACTTTGCTAGTCCTTAAACTCAAGCCCACAGCCGGGACAGGTGTGTACTTTACTCTGATCGTCTTTTGCTGCCGGGTCGTCCGGTTCATCTCTTATGTCACCAAAGTTAAAGCTAGGCACCCCCCAATTTTCTAGCTCCTCGACATCCCACTGATTAGCAATAATATCAGTGTCCCACTCGCCAGAGGCGGTGTTGTCTTTTATTATAAACTCACGTTTTTGTTTTTCGGTTAAACCAAATACTTGTTTTACGGTAACATCACTATAGCCCAATTCTTTTAGTGCGTGTATTCTCTGATGACCACCGAGAATAGTTAAGTTTTCATCAACCACTATCTCGCGCAGTTGCTTCATTTCTGGGAAGTCTTTTAATGATTTCTTAAGCGATTCATAAGCCTTACGGTTTATTGTGCGAGGGTTTAACTCGTTCGCGATTAGCTTGTCTATTTTCTCAACGTAGGTTTTTACTTCTACGCCATCGTTCGGTTTATCCATAAGTCGCCTTCTCCTTTCTTAACCGGGCAGTTCCCGTGTGCGCTTTGGTTACTGTTGTAATTGTATCACAACAAAGGTTTTTGTTTTAGTGGCTACCAATTATTAGATAGTGGAACTGGGTTAGTGTTATCAAGACCTTCATAATCTGAGCTCATTCTAGCGCCCTTTTTACGGTTACATCTACTGTGAGTAAGCTGGAGATTTTCCACATCGTACATAGCACCGCCCCGTGATCTCGGTATAATGTGATCGACTTCTACTGAGAGCGGTGAGAACGCTGGGGCTTCAAAATCTATCTCTTTATGGCAAATAGCACAAAACGGGTCTTTACTAGCTATGGCACGCTTACGGGCGTTTGCCCACTCTGTATTATTCCACTTCTGCTTTTGGGGGTCGTAGATCATTATGAGTACGCCGTGTATTCAAGAACCATCGCAAAAACGTCGATGTCGGCAGAAGGCGTACCATCTGGCCTGATAGCCATAGCTAATAATCTATCAACTGCAACATTCCCAGAGGCGACATTCACAGATATTTCTTTAGCTATTTTAGCTGTGAGAGCTTGCGATGGGGTGCTAGCCGCAGACGCTATATTCCACGGCGACGTCAACGCATCCCCACCAACATCCAATCCCTCAATATAATATTTCCATGTCAAAGATTGAGTGGCATTCTCTACCACCATAATGATGAGGTTAACTGAAGTACCAGCCACCCAATCTCTTGGTACACGTACAGCTCCACGCGCAAACCCGCTTGGCGTTCCGCCAGATACAAACTTCACCTCGCGGCCATAGCTATTAAAGTCGTTAGCCCCGCCAGCATTGTCTCCTGACATCTGCATTATGACACGCCTGATTACGCCCGGGAACCCTTGAGCTGTAGCCGAATAACTGAAGGCTGGGCGATCAATAGGCGTGTTTGTAAGTGTGTATGGCGATGCAACGTCACCAGCGCTTATTAGATTAACTGTGGTGTTGGTTGAGAAACTGGCACTTTTGACTACGAAGTACTTAACAGTGCCACTCTGGTATAAGGATATTCGCGTACCAACCCGGAATTGCGAGGTGACATCTACGCCAGCAACTGTGAAACTAGTCGAGCTAGCATAAGTCCAAGTATATATATCATCATAAATCCATCCGCCCTGTTCGACACCGGTAGCCATTAACCGCAGGTCATCAATTACAGAGTTAGTAATGCTTGTAGCGCCAGCTGCAACCCTAACACGAGCCAACTTTATAAACGGATTGCTTGCGCCGACAGCTGATTGTATTGCTGCATCACTTGGGTCAACAGGACTACCAGCAGGCGTTCCGGCAACAACAGATATTTTTACCACCCCATTAGTGTTATTACTCACCCCAGTGCTTGGGGTTACTGAATAGTCTATATACATAACTACAATATCGCGGCGTGGGTTGCTTACGTCTGCAGTTCCTATCACTTTATTATATACAGCGTCATTCCAAGCTGGATGACCATAAGTGCCGTCTGCTCTCGGTATTATTGCATCGCCAATAGCGACGTCAACACTCATATTAGCGCCAGCGCTACGTTGCGATACATTTAAACCGGTTAAAACTTCACCGGTGATAACTTTTTGAATTGCGCGAAGATGTCCGCTTTCGCTTGTTCTTCCGCCGTCTCTGTTTGATGTTGCTAGGCTCATGTTTTATTCTCCTTGTTGTATTTTATCATGTTTTATAAATTAGTAGTAGTAAAAGTTCCAGCGCCGCTTGCCCAAAAATAGAACTTCATAGTTACAAGTGGGTTCGGGAACGTATCGGAGCCACTGATACTTACTAACCAGGTTTGGCTACCATCCGAACTGCTCACGCTTTCACGTTCTACATATATTTGTACTGAGCCTATGCCAACCCCACTAGCTTCAGTATAGGTATACTCCATCTTATACACCAAGCCCTGTTCTACTCCATCATCTGGAGCAAATGTAAGCCTGAAATTAGTATTGTTGAACGTTACATTAGTCTTAGTAACATCAGCAGCATCATCACTGAAGACACGATACATCCGCACGCTGTCTTGACCAGACCTCGCAAATCCCTTGTACTCCTCTATGTCTTTTAGCAATTGCTTTACATCGGCTACAAATTGTTGACTGGGGCGAACACGCATTAGTTTAACTCCTCTATAGATAAAGTAACGTTGTCATTTGCTACCACATAGGCTTTCATGTATTGGTTATTGAGAGGGCGTGTAATACCAGCCCCATCACCACCGTTCAATACTACAGTCCAGCTTTGTTTATTCTCTTGACCCAGTATCTGGGCATCAGCATAGTGTTGGATACTGAAATAATCACCGCCAGCGCCTATCTCATCAATGTAATCGAAGATGGTATGGCGAGCTGCAGTTGGGCTATCTATACGCTGCTCTGGTATAAGATCGGCAAATAGCACGTTCTGGCTATCGGCAACTGCGGTAACTCGTAGTATTTTTGTACTAACATATGGGGCGTGTGTGCTCACTGGTGGTACGCCACCCCAATCATAGACATCACCACTATCGGTTCTATAAAATCGCACACTGTCGGTGCCGATATACTGCGATCGCTTAAGATCTCGCATTGTTTTCATGGCGGCTGCTACCCTATTTTGCAGGTTCTGGTTGTTGGCTATGTCTATACGTTTGTTGTCCATTACGGTGCCGTCTGCCCTACTCCTACCGTGCCGTCACTACTACCAGATACATAAACCTTAATAAAATACGTAAGGGTGCCAAATACGTTAAAATCAAACGTCCACCGATATTGATTTTCACTATCGCTATAATCTTTATCGAACATTGGATTGCGTACCGCAAGTATTGCAGAGTTTACACCGTCATCATATCCCCATAATCCACTGGGTAGCTCGCTAGGCTTGTTGGCTTCATTTGTGCCGCCAAAACGGATGTCCAGTTGCACGTTTTCGATTGGGAACGGCTGTTTTCCGCTTGAGGTGAATGTAATTTCAAAAGCACGATAACCAAAGTCACCTCCACTGTTGCTGGCACTGCTACTAATATCCCATGTATTATCGTTGGTAACAAAATAACCACGCATACCAGATGCGCCACTATATCGTTGTTTATTCTTTATTTGCAGTATGTCATTCTCGGCTTGGCTTAGCAGGGTTGCAAACTGATTCACTGGGTCTAATTCTAACCTGCTCATAGCCCATAATTATCCAGCGCCGCTTGCCCAAAAATAGAACTTCATAGTTACAAGTGGGTTCGGGAACGTATCGGAGCCACTGATACTTACTAACCAGGTTTGGCTACCATCCGAACTGCTCACGCTTTCACGT